ATCAGGTTTTGCTCTCCATGTGCTTCGCGCGCATCCCGCTGACGATCAACACCAAGCTACGCACGTACGAGAACATGGTGATCGAGCAGGTTGCGGCTGAGGACACGGTCGAAACGATCGCGGCGCTTAAAGCGCGCATCGCGTTCCGGCAGATCTTCGTCGCCTCGACGCAGGCCGTGGCGGACAGCGCGCGCCCGGATGCGACGATCCAGACGTCGGTGGGAACCGTCAACCCGACGCCTCCCACAGAGGTGCAAACCAGCCAGCATGAAGTCACAAACATCACAGGTGTTCTCCCCATGGGTTCAACGCTGTTTCCCGAGGGGCCCGCGCCGTACGTTCAAGGAGCCGGCCAGTGGTCGAGCGTGAACTTGAACACGCTCGGCCTGCTGCCATGATGAGACATGAGCCAAATCGTACCGCTCACATCTGCGATGAACCAGAGCCTGACGGCGCTGCTACAGGTAAACGGAGCGCCGCTCACGCTGCAGCTCGAGATCGCATGGTCGGCGATGGCAGGGTATTGGGTGATGACCGTCTCAGACGTGAACGGCAATCTGCTGGTCGATTCCGTTCCGCTTATCACAGGTTGGTACCCAGCCGCAAACCTTCTCGCTCAGCAGGAATACTTGCAGATCGGAGAGGCGTTCATCATCAACAATGGAAATACGGCGGCAGACTATCCAGGAGTCAACAATCTCGGGACGGACTTTTCCTTGCTTTGGGATTCAAATGCGAGCTATCGAGAAGCCTGAAAATTCGATTTTAAGCATCGCCAGGCGGTCTTTAAAGTCTTTCTATCTATCTCGGCTTAGCAACGCTAGAAAGCGCTATAGCGCCTGGCGCTAAGGCGTTTAAAAGCCATGGGAACAAGCTCTCAAATACCGCTCTGGGGCCGGGCTTACGAGCTGACGGTTTATTCCGCCAAGGGGCAAGAAACCGTCACATCGAATACCTGGGAGCCCGAAGCTCTGCGGATCACGTTCGATATCCAGCAAACCGTCCTGCCCTCGCCTTACTGGTATGCAGATATTGCTGTGTACAATTTTAATAAGTCAGAGCTTTACGGGCTTATCGAAAGCGCCTACCGGGTGACACTCAAGGCGGGCTATCAGACGGGACAGAACACTTACGGCGTCATCTGGGATGGGCCGGTCTTGCAGATGCTGTTTGATCGCGAGAACGTGACCGATCAGAAGTTCACGTTTCACTGCATCGCCACGATTCCGCTTTTAGCGGCGAACATCGTTCAGTTCTCACAGGGCAAGCTTTCTACTCAGGCCCAGGTTTTGGAGCGCATGGTTTCTCAAATCGGCGGAGACTTTCAAATGAATCTAGGTCCGGCCGCGCAAAAGGCTCTGGCGGCGAAACAGTATCCGCGCGGGAAGACGATCTTCGGACGCCTGACGGATTATCTGAAGCAGCTCGCTGACGATCAGTTTCTCGTCCACTATCAGGACGGCGTAAACGCCTATCTTACCGAGATCGCGACGCCCGGAAACGCGCTGCCGCCGCCTGCCGTCACCTATTCGGCTCCGGACCCGCCCGGCTATGTCGCGGCGCTCAACTCGAACGGGAACATCAGCAAGACGATCATCGGCGTGCCTCGCCAGACCATGTTCGGGTGCACGTTCACGGTTTTGCTTGATCCGCGGCTGCGAGTCTCGGCGCCCCCGATGCTCGTCCATATCGACAATTCGGTGATAGCCCAGATGAAGGTGATGCTCGGGGAGATTCAAACGCCTCTCGACGTGCCGTCAAATTTTTTCGCTGCTCAGATCCATCATCGCGGTGACACGCGGGGCGCTTCCTGGTATACCGAAGTTAATGGTTTCAACCCGACGTACGCGCTCGGGTATCTCAATGGCTTGGGAAGTCCGATATGAGCACCCAGCCGATGCCGCTTACTCCCGAGCAGATCGCCGGCGCCGAATCAGCGCAGTGGAAGACAGCGCTGAAGCAGGCGATCAACGCTTTACGCGTCGCAGCTCCGGGAATCATCCAATCGTTCGACGCTGTTCACCAGACAGCCGTCGTCGAAATCGCCATCTATGAGCGCGTCAAGACTCCTGCGGGCCCGCAACTCGTATCGATACCGGCGCTGCAAGACGTTCCGGTCGTGCTGCCCCGTGCCGGAGGCTATGCGCTGACGCTGCCTATCAAGGCAGGCGATGAATGTCTGTTGGTATTCTCAGACATGTGCATCGACCTTTGGTGGTCGCGCGGCGGCATCCAGCCGCAGTTTGAGATTCGCAGGCACGATCTTTCGGACGCGTTCTGCATTCCGGGTCCATGGAATCAGAAGCGCCTGCTTCAAAACTACTCGACGACTTCAGCGCAACTACGTTCTGAGGATCGGTCCGTTATAGTGGACTTAGCGGCAAGCACCGTGACGGTGACAGCGCCCACGATCGAAGTGAACGCGGCGAGTAGCCTTAACCTGTCCTCAGCCGATCTGGCGCATCTGTCCTCGGCAAGCCGGCTGACGCTCTCGGGCGTGCGGATCAACATCGGCTCACTGCCCACATTCTCGAACAATGCCGCCGCATTGCTGGGAGGTCTCTTGGCTGGCGATCTTTATAGAAACGGAGATGCCGTCAACGTCGTGCATTGATCACATGGCCTCGATACTTTATCTTCGGTTAGATGCGGCGAACGACCCGGTCTTTATCCCCGGCGCGGCGCTCGCCGATGTCGCCGCCGTCGAGCAGGCCATCTTGACCCGCCTGCGTCTCTTCGAAGGCGAATGGTGGGAGAATCTGGAAGAAGGTACACCGATGTTTCAAAACATTATCGGGGCGTCCGGATCGCCGCGCAGCACAGCGCTGATCGAGACTCTGCTCACGGAGCGGGTCAGCGGTACGCCCTACGTCGCGAGCGTGGATGGCGTCTCGGTCGTCTACGACCGTAAAACCCGTTCCGCGACTTATCGGGCGACGGCACAAACAGCGTTCGGCCCGGTTCCAGTCAGCCTGGGGCCGGGAACCTTGGCGAGTTTATAGAGGGAGTTGGATGGCATATAAAGCTCCATCGATCGGTCCTGCCGGGCTCACTATCCCGTCCTATCAGGACATCCTGCAAGATAACCTGCAGGGCTATTTGAATATCTACGGCCAAAATCAGTACGTCGGGGTCGATTCGGCCATCTACCAGCTTCTTTCCATCATCTCGCTCAAGATGAGCGATCTGTGCCAGGGCTTGCAGTTCGTCTACAACCAGCGATCGCCGCAGACTGCGGTCGGCGTGGGGCTAGACGGCGTGATCGAGCTAAACGGCATCGCGCGTCTTCCGTACACCAACTCTACCGCCAGCGAAACCATCACGGGAACCTCCGGCACGATCATCGTCAACGGCATCATTTAGGATGTGAACGGCAACCAATGGCAACTGCCAGCGACCGTGACGATTCCAGGCGGCGGATCTATCGTCGTGACCGTGACTTGCCTCAAGCCCGGCAACATCACGGCAGGCGCGGGCGAAATCTCAATCATCACAACTCCGGTCGGCGGCTGGGCTTCGGCGACGAACGCGGCTGCAGCCGTACCCGGAAACCCGATAGAAACCGACTCAAACCTGCGGGCCAGACAAAAGCTCTCCGTGGCGCTGCCTTCCCATACTATGCTGGCTGGAACAGTTGCAGCTATTGCGGCCGTGCCGGGCGTGACGCGCTATCTGGTTCTTGAGAACCAGACCGGCTCGACGGACTCTTATGGCAATCTAGGCCATTCGGTGACGGCGGTCGTGCAGGGCGGCGCCGACATCGACATCGCGAACGCCATCTATAAGAATCGAAGCATCGGCTGCAATACCCAGGCGGCGACGGCCACATCGATGACTATCGTCATCGTGACCGATCCCGATACCGGCATCACGCTGCCCATAGGGTTTATCCGACCGACGCTCGTCCCGATTTACGTCTCGGCGAGGGTGCATGGTTTGCAGAATTTCACGACGGCTACGGCGACGGCCATCCAGGCGGCGCTGGTCAGCTACTTGAATAGTTTGCAGATTGGCGAGTTGGTAACCCAAAGCGCGCTTTACGGGGCGGCTCTGGCCGTAATGCCGGACTTGACGAACCCGCAATTCTCTATTTACGGCCTGACCCTGGGCACGGCTCCAGCGCCTTCCGGCACGAGCGACATCGTGCTGCCGTTCTATAAGCTTGCGGAGGGTCTCACGGGGAACGTTATCGTGACAACGGTTTAGTTATGGGAAGCAATCCCCAATACGGCATCGGCGGATACGGCTCGGGGCTGTACGGCAACCAGCCCGTCGAGACGCTTCCGGTCGGATATTATTTTGGACTGCTCGCCAGTCAGTACAGCTTGCCGAACTCTCCGAAGCTGAACGCCCTTCTCGCCCTGCTGCTCCACAAGCTCGACGACATCTCCGAGTGCCAGGTGTCGATGGACGGGCTCTTTAATCTGGACGTGGCGACCGGCATGCAGCTTGACGTCCTGGGCGCTATTGCGGGAGTGAGCCGGACGGTAGGCTTTCAGCCCTCCGGAGGCGTCAGCCCGGTGCTCGACGACGCAACTTATCGTCTGCTTGTCCGAGCCAAGGTCGCGCAGAATCAATGGGACGGGCGTATCGGCAGCCTGCAGCCCATCTGGCACGATCTCTTCCCGACCGGAACGATCATCATCGACGACCGGCAGAGCATGTCGGCCTACATCATCCTCACCGGCACGTTCACATCGATCGAGCGCGACCTCATCACCAACGGCTACATCGTGCCGAGGCCGGAAGGTGTCCGGTACAATTACTTTTTCACGCTGCCGATTTTCGGTTTCGATCAGAATACGACGATCATCGCGGGCTTCGATCAAGGGAAGTGGTCATAGGAGAAGAGTAAATGAGCGCAACTAATTTTCTCGTCTGGAATCCGAACTCCACAAATCAGGAGGACGACGCGGCATATCTGGCCGACCCGCAGCGCAGCGGGGGCGCGCAGCTCGACGACGTCTTCATGAGCCCGCTCGCCAACAAGCTTTTCTATCAGTTGTCAATCTGGGTAGCGGCGTTCGCCGATTCCCTGGTCGCGAAAGGTTATTCGCCGAACGACGCCGACCTGGCAGCGCTGACGGCTGTGCTTGCCAACGTGCTGACCGTCGCCGACATCACCACGCTGGGCATCCTCACGACCGCCGCCTATCCCATCTCCATCGCGCACGGCGGGACCGGGGCGACATCATTTGCGGCGGCGGAGCTTATCACGCTCACGGATCTCGAGAACGCACCTATCACCGTGCTCGGCACGACGTCCAGCCCGTCAACCAGTAGCACATCGCCGGCGACGCTTGCCGAGATGACCCATGGGCCGTCCACATTTTCAGGCCGCAAGGTGGCGCTTAACTTCTGGACAGAATTCGCCAACTCGACGACGGGCGGCGTGGTATATTTCCAGTTTGTGAAAGACGGTACGCCCTTCGGCCCGATCGCGATCGGCGTGTCGCCTACGGTAGGGCAGAACGTTTCGAAAGAGTTAAACTGGTTCGATCTGCCCTCTGCTGGCAGCCACACTTATTCGGTCAACTGGTGGGTTAATTCAGGAGGAACGACCTCGACTGCCTATCAGACTAATCGCTCGCTTCAGATCGCGGAGATATGATGAAAAAGCTGTGCAACTTTCTATTAAGTATTTTGTTAATGTCGCTCCTGGGAACCGCCAGCGCGCGAGGCCAGACTTTCACGCTCACCCCCAACATCGGCCTGCAGGTGCCCGGCTACAATCAGGCGAACTGGCAGGTCCCCCTCAACTATGATCTCAATCGTCTGGACGCCTTGCTCTCCGGCAATCTCACGCTGCCAGCGCTTAACGCAGCCACCATCACCGGCGCGAACTTCTGCATCGGCTCGAATTGCATTAGCTCCTGGCCTGGCGCTGTGGGGCTGGGGAACGGAGTGCAGGTGATCGACGCTAGCCTTCAGGCGGGCGTGGCCTCGGCAAAAATCAATTTAGCGATCGCCGCGTTGCCGTCATCTGGAACGACCGGAACGGTTGACGCCCGCGCGCTGATCGGCAATCAAACGTTCTCGGCGACGGTCACGATTCCGCGCGGCGTCACCGTGCTGCTCGGCTGCGGATTGAACGCCACCTACACGGCCACGCCAGTCTTCGTTGGGGGAAACGTGGTCGGCTGCGGAGGGCGCCAATCAAACCCTCAAACCCTGTTCACCGCAAGCGGCACGATTGGAGGGAGTGCGGTGCAGAACGTGAACCTTTACGGAGTCGCCTTCGTTGGCGCGTCAGTCACAGACGGCAGCATCGGATTCGACGGCACTAGCGGCTGGCAGTCAGGCCAACTCATCAACTCGAGCTTCAGCACTTATCAATATCCCGTAAAGATCGGCGGCGGCGGCTCGGAATCTTCCTACAACCACGTCGAGGATGTGCAGGCATACGGCGCAGGCACCTACGGGTTCTGGGTAGTCGGGAACGCAGCCTATAATGAGTTCGAGCACCTCACGACGACAGGGCTTCACACCTGCTATGAATTCGACGCTCCCGTCTCAACCGCCATCAACCTTGACTGCGAAAGTTTCTTGACGGATGCCGTGGGGTTCAACTCTAGCGGCAATCAGGTTTTCGGGCTCTATGCCGAAAGCGGCGTGAACGTTTTGCATTTCAAGAGTGGAAACAACAATGTGGTCATCGGAGGCCACGCGACGAGCGTCAGCGCCGGCACGGTTTACGACTCCAACGTTGACCAAATCTCGAACTACCAGATGAACGTCGATTACGGAGGGGGCCCGCAATTCCCCTCCTATTGGCCGACGACCTATCTCGAGTTCAGCTTCCCCGCTCTCTCTGACCCCATCGTGACGGAGCTTGCGCCTGGCTTGTCGTGGGGAGGTACCGGGACGGGAGTCTGGCAGGCTCTGCGCTACAGCCCCAACAGCACGTCGCATGGACCCGCACAGGGTTATATCGGCTATGCTCCCATCGGCCTCGGAGCCATCGAGACGCGCGGAGGCATCAACCTCTGGGGAAGTTTGCTGCTGGGGGGACTGCCGAGCGGGACGAGTTTCAACGCGCCAACCTTGTCATGTGATTCACCGAGCCCGAGCGGAACCACTTACACGGCTTATTTAGTTATCACGGATTTTAACGGCAATAAGACGCTGCCGTCCATCGCCGGGACGATCAAGTGCACGAATCCGCCTTCAGTCTCCCACCCGATCTCGGTAACGCCTACGACCAACTGGTTCGGAAATCCGGTGGCCGGCGTGCGAAATTATGATTATCTCTGGGGGGATACGAGCCACAGTTTCGCGCTTGCCGCTCTTGGCCCTCAAGTCTATGAGGGCAGCGTGGCAACTCCACTCAGTTCCTACACGGCACCCACGCGCAACGGGACAGGTGATTTGATGATGTCGAATTCGGTGGCAGCGTCGAACTGCGGAAGCCTCACAAGCGCTGCAGGCTGCCTGGCGGTGCAGGTCTGGAACGGCAGCGCCTATGTCGTGCATTATGTACCTTATTACTGAAACAGAACGCCAGGAGGATTAAGCCGATGGGATCACAAGTCAACGCATTGCCGATTTATCTCGGGGGGACTGGCAAGACCAATGCTTCGGATGCGCTTGCCGCCGAGGGCGGCACGACGAACGCCAACCTCGTCTACGGAGAGGTTCCTGCTGGCACTATCGGGAGCGGAAACGTGACGTTCACGCTCGCTTTTGCGCCTAATCCGGCCAGCACGCTCCGCATCTTCCTGGCAGGACTGCGCATGGCTGCGGGTATCGATTACACGCTTTCCTCAAATGTCATCACGATGGCCGAGGCTCCGACAAACGGGCCGATCCTGGCGGACTATCAGCACGTGTGAGTTAGCAAGGAGACAACTATCATGTTCAAAACCACCATCGCTCGCTTGATCGTTTTGGCCATCGCGCTCAGCGCGCCGGCAGCAGGGTTAGCCCAAACCATCGTTCCTCCTTCGCTCGGAGGTACCGGGCAGACGAGCTATCCCACCGGCCTTTTGGTTACGCCAGGGGCCGGTCTCACCGTTAGCGTCTCGGCCGGATACAGCTTCTGCTCGGCGGCGGTGCAAACTTATGTAGGCGGAGTGCTGACCGTAGATGCTAATCTGACGGACAAGATTTATTTAGACGGCACTTCAAGCTCCTGCGTGCCAACCGTCAAGAGCACCGGCTGGCTCGTTACCGACATCCCGATCGCGACTGTCAGCTCCGGCCCGACCTCAGTTATCAGCATCACAGATCTGCGCACGCCGTTACGCACGGGCGGTGGGGGTGGAGGCTTCCCGGTACAAACTGCTGTGCATGTGGTAAGCGGAGGCGCACTCACCATCGACAGCGGCGGAACACTCACTTGCGCTTCGGGCTCTAGTTGCCCGGCAGGATCGGGGACGGTCACGAGCATCACGTTCACCGGCGATAACACCGTCCTGTCTTCAACTCCCAGTTCCCCCGTAACTTCTAGTGGAACGGTTACCGCGTCGCTCAAGACCCAGGCGCTTTACACGATGCTTATGAACGACACGGGCTCTACGGCTGCACCTA